TTTTGTCCACGATGTGTCAATGTGGATGGACAGTTTCTGCCCGCTGAATTTGAGAAGTTCTTCCATATTGAAGCAACTTATAATATCCCGGTCATCATATAAACTGAGTTCGATTGTGTCCGGGCACAGATTCGCATGGAGAAAAGCGCATTTGAGTTTATTGAGATTCCTGAAAAACTTCATCTTGTGCATGTTCAGGTTCACACCGGCAATATCTGCCAGGGCTGTAATAGGATCAAGTCTGAACTCCGGTTTATGCTCTACAGGGATAGCGTACACTTTATAATTTTTTGGGATTTTGTGCATACGATCCTCTATGAGAGGCTGGCAGAGTTTGTTTATGCCTACATAGAATTTTTTTCCGCTGTAGTTTTCGGGTCTGGCTTCCCAGAGAGGGAAATCGTATACAAGAATATGCGGTTCATTCTTCACCTTTTCAACATATTGTTCAAGAAACTGATCTTTTTCCTGTTTGGATGAAACAAGGTACAGCTTTGCGAAGTCACATTTTTTCATAAACCTGGATTTAATTCTTCTGGCAGCAGTTCGATACAGATCCAAGGCTTTTTTCTGTGAGAATCGTATCTGAGATTTTGCATTGCTGCGTACTTCGGAAATCTCATCCAGAACCCCAGTGATAATGTTCTTTCCGACAATTCCGAATCCTTTTGCAAAGGCAGAGCCGGAGGTTAGCATGACATTCTTGGGGAGTATTGGAGTAGGTAAAGCTGTCCGGGTATTCCATCTGACACCAAGGTCGGTGAAAGCTCGCGATCTCTGCAGCATGTTTATAACTCTGACAACATTTCCACTGTCTGACAGATCAAGGGTGAGATTAATGAAAGCAATAACTATAGAATCATCTGTCATACACCCCAGAAAATCCTGTGGATTCTCCAGACGGAGTATGCGATAAATGCTGTACGCTATGCCGATATCTGCACACATGGATTTTCCGAGTCCTATCCCACCTGTCAGAATTACCTCGGACTTTTCCCGCTTTGAATAGATTTCCTTGAGGGCTTTCTGCCAGATACCGAATATAGCACCACCTTTTACAGCATCTTTTCTGGTGCTTTCCCCAATGAAGTATGGCTCGCAGAAAAATTCTTCGATGCCCACTTCCGGAACTATCTTTATAGTTCTGTTTCCAAGTTTTATAAGCTGTACATTCTTACGCTGGTATGCACTTACTATTGCGCCCATTAGCTTCCCCTCATTGCAGTTGTACGGAGTGGGTTGAGATAAAGTCCGTCTTGTGTGAGATAATCAAAACCTGGGTCAGATAATGCTCGGTAGCGTATGCCAGGAGCTTATTTACCTTTGGAAACAGGTTTACTCCCACAGTATTGAATATTTCATCCAGTAATATTACCTTATTTCCGCATAAAATGCTAAGGGAAAGGGTAAAGATGAAGGTGACTATTTCCAAACCGGAGCCGGAACTGCTCAGTTCATCCAGTAGGATTTTTTCCCCGTGTGGATCGATTAAGTATATGACTCCATCCTCAATTTGTATGGTGCGTTCTCCGTCATAAACCACATACATGAACTCATTCATCCTGTCTACGAGTTCGGTTTTTAATTTCCGTGCGAGGTTGTCCATCATGCCAGTCAGTCGAGCTGCAATGGCTGCAATGTTATCTATGTCCGCAGTTTTCAGCTTTTCCTCGTACCGCCTGTACTCCCGGAGATTATCCCCCAGTTGTTCGACCCTAACAGCATATTTTCCGCGTTTTTCGTCCAATTTTTCCACTTTATCCTCTATTTTTTGCTCTTTCACACGCAATTTTTCGATTTCTTCTGGATCTGTTTGCACAGTTTCATTTATGACTATCAATTTTTTACTGGCTTCCTGTAGTTCCCGCAGTTTCCTCAACCGCTTAGAGCATTTTGCGTCCAGTGTGTCAATTTCTGCCGCAATTTTATCTCGAAGTTGTGCGGAGTCCGTAATCTCTGAATAGCAGATCGGGCAGGCACCGCCCAGTTCAGACCCGGACACAATACGCAGCACATTCTGTTTCATATCGCGCATTGTAGTGCCTTTTGTGTGTGCGTTTCTGAATTTTGCTATCTCGGACTGTTTTGCCTGGTGTTCTTCCTCTGTGGCAATGGTGCGACCTTCCAGCAGGATGCTTTGCCCCAGTTTTTTCTGGAGTTTTTTGAGCTTGGTTCGCCACTCTGTGATTTCCTCTGTCATGGTCTGGGCTTTCGCCTTATAATGTGTGTAGTGCTGCTTCGCCTCGACAGCATTGAAGTCATACACCCAGTCTGGAATTGACTTTTTGGTATTGTTGATATGCTTGTTCATGCTTTTGATGTAGTCATATATAGGCTGCAACTCAAAAAAGTCTACAATGAAAGCATCCTTCTTGATATTGTGTTCCATAAGGATGCGTCCGATCTTTGCAGCCCAGAGAAAACCGAGGGAGTGGAAAAAATAGAACTGCTTCCTCAAAGTGTCTTTGACATACTTGCAGGAAGTGGACTGCGGCTTTTTCATATCGTTTATCCACAGTTTCGCAGTTGCGGATTTGTTCGCCTGGGTAAAAAATTCTCTTTCAACAGCATAGATATCGCCCATGTATTCCCATTTCAGAAAGATTTTCCCGGAGGATGCCTGGTTATTTACCAGATGCTTTTTAAGTTCACCTGTAATAGCAGCTCTGACAGCCACAAAGATGGTAGTTTTCCCCCGATCATTTTCTCCAGTGATGAGAGTCGTTCCCAGCTCAAAATTATGGGAGAATTTCCGTACAGCTTTGATGTTTGTGAATGATATTTCCAGTAAGTGCATTATTCCCCCTTCTGTACTAATGTATTCAGTGTATCGGATATCTGCGCATACAGTTTGAAGTCAATGGAGCGGAGCAGTTCTGCATTTTCCGAAAACAGTTCCTGGATCTCCTGAAGCTCGTTCTCGATGCTGAGCTCATACTTGTAATCAAAGGCAATCTGTGCAATGTGCCCCTCGTCCCGCATGCGTTTTATTTGTTTTCTACCTATTTCCTTGGTTTTAATGATTGTTTTTACCAGGGAAAATTCAGAATTCCTTTCCAGTTCACTCAAGTCCTTCGCAGAATTTATTTCTACGATGCGCTGCGCTATCTGTTGTGGGAACGGACGCAGCTTGAATCGGTGACCCTTCCCTACCACATAGTAATTTTTATCCTTATACTTCTTATCGAACTCGATGGGAAAGAGAGAGCCGACATCATAAATATTTTCCCCGTATTTCCGAGGGGTGTGGTTATGCCCATTGAATAGACCGACTGGATTACATTGTGCCTGGATCTGTTTCACCAGTGGGGGGTCGAGGTGCGAAACAATCATAGCCCCGTGTGGAATTTCCGGGAGAGTTGTGCAGTACGGTACTGCATAAAAGATATCGTCAATGTATCTGGGTGTGGAAACACTCTCGATGCAGAATCCGGCTTCTCCAAACCTATCCAGAATCTGTGAGATGGGTGCAATCCCGGTGTGTTTTGGTATCTCGTGATTCCCCTGAATGATGTGGAACTGTTCGATGCCTGCTTTTCGGAGTCTGACAACCATCTGCATGAATAGGTCAATATGGTCGTTTGTCATGTGGTACAGGTCAAACAGGTCACCCAGTTGGATCGCCTTTGTGCATTTGTATTGCTGTACAATGGCGCAGAGTTCGGTCAGTCTGTGTTCAAAGAACCTGGGAGCAACTGGGATGTGCGTATCTCCGAAAATTAGATATCTCATGCGGGTTCACCTCTCTTTTTATCTATCAGTTTCTGTAAGCGTCCTCGGTTTTGTTCTTGTTTTTCAGCCTTTGTGAGTTTCGCTGGAGCTGCATTGCTATCTGTATATTGTACAAGGTCAGTTGACTCAGGGGTGAGTTCCTTGAATATCAGGGAGCCGTTTTTCCTGTAGAGTACAATGTCATCGGCATCCAGGTCTGTCCAATCAGTCCAGCGACTTTCCAGAAAACTCATAGTGACAAAGCCCTGCTTCTTTTGCAGCCGCTGCTGAGAGAGACTTATGAGATAATCCACACCCGCGACCTTGGAAAAATCCTCCGCGATATGCTCAGTTTTTGTTTTTGTGGATTGTGTCGCCTGTCGGTTCGCCTGGGAAATAGTCCATAGAGAAATGTTGTATTTGTTCACAATTCCACGGAGCTTATAGTACAGGCTGTTCAGCATGTGTCGTTTTTCAGCACCTCTCCCCAGATCGGGATTACGCATAATGTCTACATAGTCAATGAGTATTAGGTTGGGTCGTTTACCCTCTCGGACTAATTCATTGAGATATCGTTGCAGATCGTCTGTGCTGAAAGAGTGTGGGGGTCGATATACAATTTCAAAAAAGTTGTTGTACTGTTTCTTTTCCCGGAGTCTCCACATCGACTGGAGTGATTTTATCTGAGATATCTTTGCTTTGGCATCCTCCAGATTCATTTCCAGAGAAATAAACACGACATTGTAGCCCCCGGCAAAAGCCCGGATAGCCAGATTCAGAGCCATTGTTGTTTTGAATCTTTTCGGGAGAGCAAAGATCAGACCGATG